AAAAAAAAAAGAAAAAATGATTATAAAAAAAGAAAAAAAAGAAAAAAAACTCACAACAACGAAAGATATTACAAACGAAACAACGCAAGCATCAAATGCACGGTTTAGATGCGATAAATGTAATTATAATTGTAATAAAAATAGTGAGTTTAATAAACATTTAGCAACTGTCAAACATAACAAAAAAAAAGAAATATTAACTGAACCCATTAAACATTTGTGTAAATGCGGCAATATATATGCATTTAGGCAGGGGTTAAGTTTACATAAAAAAACATGTATAATTAAAAAAGACATACAAAACGAACCAATTCCTGTGGAAACACATCAAGATAATAACCATATTGTTGATTGTTCAAGAAAAGAAACTGCGGAGCTAAAAAATATTGGTTTAGATATTTGAAAGGTAATTTTGAAATAAAACAATTACTATTAGAATTATTAAAAAAATAAAATATATATATATTTACTATTTAAAGAAAATTTCTGAAAAAAAAAGAAGTTTTCAGGTCTGGCCGACTTTTTTCAAAAAAGGACATTTTTAAAATGTCCAAAAACCAAAAGTGCCTTTTAAAATGGCAAATTTTTTTTTTGAAAAAGTGGTTTTGCTTGGAGATGGTCTGAAAACCGACGTAGAGAAAAAATATTTGTGACCATAATTTTTTATTATAATTTCAAGGAAAAGGGTTTAGGAATATGTTTTTATATGTCTCTAGAGTATAATGGAATTAGAAAATGCCTCAAAAAAAAACGCGCATTTGTTCAATTGTGAAAATTGTGACTTTGTTTGCTGCAAACAAAGTGATTGGGACCGCCATATAATAAGAGCTAAACATTTAAGAATGCAAGAAAAAACTCAAAAAAAAACGCTAAAATTCTGCTGCGATTCTTGTCACTTTGAATCTAGCAAACAGCGAGATTTTGATCGCCATATTTTGACACCTAAACATTTGAGAATGCTTGAAACCCCTGAAACCCCTCAAAAAAACGCAGCTCACAGTTGCTCAAAATGTAACAAGAATTATCAATACAGTTCAGGGTTATGGAAACATTCAAAAAACTGTACTGTAGACACAAAAAATGAAACTATAATTGACTCAACAGATATTGATGATAATTTTCCTAATGACAAATATTTCTTGGAGTTATTAATAAAGGACAATTCGGAAATTAAAAATATTGTATTAGATATTGTCAAAAGCAACACTGAATTACTGATAAAAGAAAATGCGGAGTTTAAGACTATTATACTAGATATGGTGAAAAACAACACCGAGTTGCAAAAACAAATGATAGATGTTTGTAAAAATAACAGCAATATCAATACCAATATAAATTGCAACAATAACAGTAATAACAAAACATTTAATCTTCAATTCTTCTTGAATGAACAATGTAAGGATGCCATGAATATTACCGACTTTGCGAATTCGATTGATCTGCAGTTGTCGGATTTAGAAAGCGTCGGCGAACTCGGCTACGTGGAAGGTATTACCAAAATTATGGTAGATAAACTGAATAGTATGGACATTTACAAACGACCGATCCACTGCAGTGACGCAAAGAGGGAAATTATTTACGTCAAGGATGCCGATGTCTGGGCCAAGGAAGAGAAAGACAATCCGAAACTTCGCCAGGCCATAAAAAATGTGTCGTTTAGAAATATGAAGCTTGTATATAATTGGAGCAATGAATACCCCGAAAGCAAGGACAACCAATCTCGTTTAAATGATAAATATATGAAACTCGTCATTCAATCCACCGGTGGGAATGGTCCTATTCTAGAAAGTGAGAACAAAATCATTAGACGCATTGCCAAGGAAATCGTGATTAACAAATCCCAATTTTAAATATTTCCAAGTTACAATTTAATGTAAATTTTAATTTGGAAATATTTAACCTGTATATTTTTACTTTGACATATTTAGTAAAAAGTATTTACACTATAATATTTAGTATTTTCAATTTTTCAATTTTTCAATTTTTCAATTTTTCTATTTTTCAATTTTTCTATTTTCATATTTTCACATTTTCACATTTTCCCATTTTCTATTAGGTCCCTCATATCCGCATAATATAAATTATATTCTGATATTATATATATTATGGAAATCATCCAAATTGTGTTAATAGTTATTTTCGTGATGTTACTTATTTATGTGATTATGTGGTTTTTCGCCAAGTCCACGCAATTGACTAGGATGGCTGACGGTAATGTGCAACAAGTTATATTGGCCAGTACACTATCCAATAGCAAGAATTCCAATAATTATACCTATTCTACCTGGTTTTATATTAACGATTGGAATTATCGTTTTGGCGAACCCAAGATTATTTTAGGCCGTTTAGATAAAGATAATAATCCTGGACCATCTATTACTTTAGATGCAATGGAAAACAACTTAAATGTGGCTGTAGCGTGTTATCCAGTAGCCAGTTCATCGTCTTCTGCGCCCCTGATTCACCAATGCAATGTCGCCAACATCCCCTTACAAAAATGGGTTAATTTAATTGTCAGCTTATATGGTCGCACCTTGGACCTCTATCTAGACGGGAAATTAGTGCGCACCTGTGTTCTCCCAGGTGTAGCCAAAGTGAACGCGGCTACAAATATTTTAGTTACACCCGGCGGCGGTTTTAATGGTTGGACATCAAATTTCCAATACTGGTCTACTGCATCTAATCCTCAGGAAGCCTATAACATTTATAAAGGCGGTCCAAGTGGTAGCGGTTTTGGCGGACTTTTAGGAAATATCTTTAATAAATTCCGAATTAAGGTTTCGTTTCTCATGGATAACAAAGAGCGCAGCAGTTTTGAAATATAATTCAACCTTTTTAAAAAAGGTTGGACCAAAACACAACCTTTTAAGAAAAGGTTGGACCAAAACACAACCCAACCTTTTAAGAAAAGGTTGGACCAAAACACAACCTTTTTTTAAAAGGTTGTTTTAAAAGGTTGTTTTTAAAAGGTTGTATATATATAAGACATGGCTGATTCTCAATATGGTAAAGTATCAGAAGGCGCAAGTGGTTTTATAAAACCCTTTTCATCCAATAAATACTTGCAAGGCAGTTCGGATTTTTTACAATCCAATAGTTTAGTCGCTAAGTTCGCTTTTTTAATTTTAGCTCTTATTTTGTTTGTTGTGGCCTTACGACTCGGTTCCGGCCTCTTGGCTTGGTTATTCACTCCATCTTCGTCACCGATTTTAATAAACGGGATGATCATTGCTAGCCAAATGATGGTTATTCCCCAGGATCCCAAAGTGCCCGGTTCCATTCCGATTTTACGGTCGGTGAACAACACGGATGGTTTAGAATTTACGTGGTCCGTTTGGATTTTCGTGGACAATTTTAGTTATAAAGAACACGAATATAAACACGTGTTTCATAAGGGCAATGACGGTATTAATATGACTACCCAGCCGACCGGTATGAATTATCCCAATAACGGCCCTGGTTTATATATTACACCCCATACAAATGATTTAGCAGTTGTGATGAGTACATTTGAAGATGTCAAAGAAGAAATTGTGGTCAAGGACTTGCCACTGCATAAGTGGGTGAATGTCATTATTCGGGTCAGCAAACAAAATCAATTGGATGTGTTTATCAACGGAGTTTTAGCGAAACGCCATCTCTTGAAAAGCGTGCCCAAACAAAATTACGGTGATGTATTTGCCTCCATGAATGGCGGGTTTTCAGGATATACTTCAGCACTGCGCTATTTCAATAGTGCCCTAGGTACGTCAGAAATCCAGTATATTGTAGACCAAGGCCCGAATGAAAAATTATTGAACGGCTCGGATATGGAAAAGAGTAAACCCCAGTATCTCTCTTCACGATGGTATTTTAGCAGGTCGGAGGACTAACCTACAACTTTTATAAGCGAAGCAAGTCAAAAAGGTGTAAGCCAAAAAACACCTTTTGGGAAAAGGTGTAAGCCAAACAACACCTTTTAGGAAAAGGTGTAGCCAAAAAACACCTTTTGGGAAAAGGTGTAGCCAAAATTCAGTGTAAATTCAGTGTAAATTCAGTGTAAATTTATATGACGTACGTTATATAAATTTTGGTCCAACCTTTTTTGAAAAGGTTGTTGTTTTCTCTTTATATATTATAATATATGCCTACCGAAGGAATATTTGTAGCAGTGGGCGTTAGCAATTTAGGTGAACGAAATAAAATCGGTTATTCCACAGATGGCCAAGTCTGGAATTTAGCCACTGAAACGAATGGTTTATTTGGTGGTCCTCGTGTTGAAGCTGGGAGTATTGGTGGGTTTGGTATCGCCTATGATGGGAAAGGCTTATTTGTGGCAGTGGGTAATAGTGAATTAGGCGGTAAAACTCAAATTGGTTATTCTACTGATGGAAAAGTCTGGAATTTAGCCACTAAAACGAACGATTTATTTGGTGGTGGTGGTGTTTATGGTTTTGGTAAAGATATCGCCTATGGGAATGGACGGTTTGTTACATTGGGTACTAGCAATTTAGGTGAACGAAATAAATTCGGCTATTCTACTGATGGCAAAGTCTGGAATATAGCTACCGAAACGAATGATTTATTTGGTGGCGGTGGTTCGTTTTATGGCGCGAGTATTACCTATGGGAATGGTATCTTTGTGGCAGTGGGCATTAGCAATTTAGGTGAACGAAATAAAATCGGTTATTCCACAGATGGCCAAGTCTGGAATTTAGCCATTGAAACGAATGGTTTATTTAGTGGTCCTAATGACGCCGAAGTTGGATATGGGGGGTCTGGTATCACCTATGGGAAAGGCTTATTTGTGGCAGTGGGTAATAGTGATAATAAAATTGGTTATTCCACAGATGGAAAGGTCTGGACTGTAGCCACTAATACAAACGATTTATTTATGGGCGGAGGCGGCGATAATATCGCTTATGATGGAAAAGGCTTATTTGTGGCAGTGGGTAATGGTGATAATAAAATCGGGTATTCCACAGATGGCAAAGTTTGGACTTTAGCCACTGAAACGAATGGTTTATTTGACGGCGATTTTAGGGGAGGTTATGGTATCGCCTATGGGAATGGTTTATTTGTGACAGTTGGTGAAAGCGACGCAGGCGGCATAAATAATATCGGCTATTCAAAGGATGGAAACGTCTGGAATTTAACAACTGAAACGAATGGTTTATTTGGTGGCGGTGGTTTTGGTAGCGCTATTGTCTATGCCCCGCCTACGCCAACGCCTACGCCAACGCCTACGCCTACGCCGCCGCCCTTACCTATTTCCAACATCTGTTTTCCGGCAGGTACGCCAATTCAGACTGATCAAGGTATAGTCAAGATTGAAAAAATCAATACACAAACACATACAATCAATGAGCAACCCATCCGGCATGTTACACAAACAACAACACTAGATAAATATCTTATTCGTTTTGATAAACACGCAGTTGCATATCAGCGTCCAAGCGCTCCTACCCTTATGACGAAAGATCACTTGATTGAATTTGAGGGCCAGATGGTCCCCGCCTACCGCTTCTTGGATTGTGCGGACGGTGTGAAAAAAGTAAAGTATAATGGTGAGACTTTATACAATGTGCTTTTATCGGGGCACGGCAAAATGACGGTAAATAATTTAGTATGTGAAACCCTCCATCCGGATAATATTATTGCAAAACTTTACACCAGCAACTACAGTGCGGATGAACAATTTTCTCTCATTAAGCAACTCAACAAGTCTTTAACTGAACGGGATTTGCCGACTTATAAAAAAATAATTAATACATTACACACAACCGCTTGAAAACACCTTTTGGGAAAAGGTGTAAGCCAAAAAACACCTTTTCAAAAAAGGTGTAAGCCAAAAAACACCTTTTGAAAAAAGGTGTAGCCAAAATTCAGTGTAAATTTATATGTCATACGTTATATAAATTTTTAGTCCATTTTTTATTTTTTATATTGTTTTTATTTTTTTATATTGTTTTTATTTTTTATATTGTTTTTATTTTTTTATATTGTTTTTATTTTTTTATATTGTTTTTATTTTGTTTTTATTTTGTTTTTTATTTTGTTTTTATTTTGTTTTTATTTTGTTTTTATTTTGTTTTTATTTTTTTATATTTTTTTTACCAGTTTAAGAAGAAACCGGCTGATTGAAAGCCTTCCAATCGTAAGAGATATTTTTCATATTCTATGTTCTCTTGGTATTTTTTCATTTTCAAAAGTTGTATGTCAACTTTACCATCTTCATCGTCGGAAATATCTTCAATACCCTCCCAACGCAGCGGAATCTTCATAGTGGAAATCCGACGCATTTGCATCCAAATACTTTGTTGCGGCTTTTTGGGTTCTTCAACGACAGCAGGCTTGGGCTCTTCAATGATAGCAGGCTTGGTCTCTTCAACGACAGCAGGCTTGGGCTCTTCAACGACAGCAGGCTTGGGCTCTTCAACGACAGAAGGCTTGGGCTCTTCAATGATAGCAGGCTTGGTCTCTTCAACGACAGCGGTCTCTTTAATGGCAGTGGTATCTTCAATGATAACAGACTTGGTATCTTCAACGACAGCTGGATTGGGATCTTCAGCGACAGCAGGCTTGGGTTCTTCAACGGCAGAGGACTTGGTTTTTTCAACACGAGCCGGTTCTTCTTCAATAAAAAGTAAACGTTTCTTAGGGGCACTACGTTTCTTTTCGGCAGCAGTAACGGTTTTAACAGAATTAGACATTTCAATACGGTTTTAAACTTTATATGTGTGGCGGGTAAATATCTTTTCACTTGATACAAAAAACCATTTCAATTTTTAAAATTTTCAGCAAATTTTAAAAAATATTTTCCCAAAACAACCTTTTAGACCAAAAACACAACATTTTAAACCAAAAACACAACCTTTTAGACCAAAAACACAACATTTTAAACCAAAAACAAAACCCTAAACGGAATGAAACATTGCTCAAAATTCAATGAATATATTTACCAGCCAACGGTTTGTATTTTTGGTCCAAAAGGTTGTTTTCCAAAAGGTTGTTTTCTAAAGGTTGTGTATATGGTAAGCACTGACATCTCTTTATGTAAATTAACAGATGAACTCGGAGTAATTATCTTAAAAAATCCTGAAATTATACAAGAGTATCCCCAATTCAATCAATTAATAAATTCGCCTGGTCCCAATCCCCCGCGTTTATGGGCCCGGTCTTCAAACGATTGTGTCAATTGTCAAAATAATTATTGTACGGAGGTAATCCCAACGGGTGAGTATCCGCCCCAGGTATGTGATTGTGCGCCGAATTCCGCATATATTACACCTGAACAATTTGATATGCGCCGTAAAGCGGAAATATTCTTATATAAAAAAAATGCCAATGATCAAACTAAAAAAGAAAAATATGCTTTATTGGCAAAAGGGATTAATGTCTATAAAAAAATCAGTTGGGCGACCCAAAGTGAATATTATACAAATCCCAATGTAAACGGATTACCCCAAGTCGGTTATACTTTAACCTGCGGCGATGTAAATATTTTACAAAACTGTTCCCCAACTACTAACAACAATGTGCCTGGGCCTATTATGAATATTTGTTATGACCAAACCATCCCTTTGACGAATTATGTCACGCGCAGGATTTATACTTTTAATGGCACCAAATGGCCCCAGACTGCCTGGAAACCTGGGAATAATGGCTTCCCAGTGGGCAAGGCTGGGCGTTTTTTAATGTAGTTAACAAAACATATTTAGATAGATGGCAATTATATATAGTAGATGAGTACAAAATCAGCGGGTCCAAGCGTAGCGGGTGCAAGCGTAGCGGGTGCAAGCGTAGCGGGTGCAAGCGTAGCGGGTGCAAGCGTAGCGGGTGCAAGCGTAGCGGGTGCAAGCGTAAGCGAAGATGAATTGACAAAAATAAAGAAGGATTTAGAAAAAAAAGGTGAAGCCGCATTACAAGCCCTTTATCAAGAAAAAGGTGTCAATGGCTCTTCTATCGGTAGTGTTGTAGGCTCACTAAGTAATGGCGTGATCACGGAACAAAGTTTAACGAGTATTATGCAAAAAGGGTTTGATGAATTTAAGGCGACCACTGGGCGCTCAATGACCTATGGTGAAATGCGAGAGTTGTATGGTTAAACCACCTTTTATAAGCGAAGCAAGTTAAAAAGGTGGGACCAAAATCCACCTTTTATAAGCGAAGCAAGTTAAAAAGGTGGGGCCAAAATATAAACTAAACGTGTGCATTATTTATATGTCATTATTATATGTCATATAAATACAGTAATAAAAAAAATAAACGCAAGACATATAAGCGTAAAATATGTAAGCGTAAAGCTACGACATATAAGCGTAAAATATGTAAGCGTAAAATATGTAAGCTTAAAGCTACGACATATAAGCGTAAAATATGTAAGCGTAAAGCTACGACATATAAGCGTAAGAGATATACACTTGGCGGATCACGCTCATATAATATGGATACCGGCGAATACCGCGCTGTAGCTGACGGGAAAGATGTTTTTCGTAAACTATTGTCCACCACAGAAAATAACGAAGCCGATATTGTAAATTTTTTGCGACGATTTCCCGAGTATAAAGATAATAATATAGTCATTTTTTATGATATTACCCCTGAATATATTGAGATGGAAGACTTGCCGGTTAAGCTTAAAAATCAGGATAACTATGTAGTATCTATGCGAAAAGCCAAAGATTTTTTACAAAGTATAGGCATCATGTATCTAGATTGGAAGCCGGATAATATAGGCAAAAGCAAAGACGGCGAATTTAAGCTGTTTGATTTTGACGCATCTGGCATCGCAAACTTGGAAACAAACCAATGGATCATAGAACCTATCTATTTCAATAGTTATGGACAAGATAAATATTTGTCGCCCAAAGAATTAGATGACTTATTATTTGAAAAAAATATGGTAGAAAGACAAATTCCCATTTATGATTTTTATTAAGCGTATGATTTTTATTAAGCGTATGATTTTTAACCACTCCGTAAATTCGGGTTTATACACTGGTCCATGGTCGGATAAATATCTTGAGACATACAATCATCACCTTCACCCACCGTTATACACGAGCGAAATCCCCGATCTTCGCCAATATAGCAAAACCCCGCCTTTCTATTTATTTTTCCCTGGGGGAGACTATCCGATTCGGCAGGCGAGGGTTTTTTAAAATCAGTATTATTCATCAAATCCTCATTGGAGAGTTTCTTTAAGTCCTTTTTTATATTAATATTATTTCGCTGAAATTTGCCGGCGGGTTTCTTTAAGCCCTTTTCTAAAACATCAATGCCGCCGTCTAATGCCCCCGCTGTGACATTGACGGTTGCTTTCGCGGCTTCCCCGACGCCATACCCGAAATAGGCTAAAATCGGCCGGAAGAAGTCTAAAATTTGGTCAACGATAGAGCCGAGTAATTTTGATAGGTCACCAAAATAAGTAAATAAGTTAAACCCAAATAATGCTAAAATCAAGAAGATGATTATATATTTCAACATTTTACTATTGCTCTCAACAGTTGTGGAAGTTGACATAGTACTAGAACTCGGCATGTTTGTTACGATATCGTTTTCCATTAGTATATATATATATTATACTTTAAACAACCTTTTCACAACCTTTTCACAACCTTTTCAAAAAAGGTTGGACCAAAACACACCTTTTCACAACCTTTTCAAAAAAGGTTGGACCAAAACACACCTTTTCACAACCTTTTCAAAAAAGGTTGGACCAAAACACACCTTTTCACAACCTTTTCAAAAAAGGTTGGACCAAAACACACCTTTTCACAACCTTTTCAAAAAAGGTTGGACCAAAACACACCTTTTGAGAAAAGGTGTAGCCAAAATTCAGTGTAAATTCAGTGTAAATTCAGTGCAAATTCAGTGTGGGTTTTGGCCCCACCTTTTCTCAAAAGGTGGTCAAAAGGTGTTTTTGAGTTTCCAAACCCGCCGATTATACCCCGATGACACTACTAATTTATTCCCCTTACGTATATCGTGTGTCGTGTATTCTTGACTTGCGGGGTCCATATTACAATCAAAATTGACAATATTTATATACTCCCCCACTATCTGCCATTTCACATTCCGCAAATCCTTATAATTATCAGGAGTTTCGTGTTTATACACCACTGTGTCCCTTTTAGAAATGAGGCGTTCAAAACCGTCAAAAGCCCGAATAATCCTAAGGTCTCGCATGTAATAAAACTGACTCCGATCAATCTTCAGGCCGATTTTTAAACAACGTTCTTGAATCATATTGTCTTCTAAACCCCAGCCCCAAAAATTAGGAAAACCTAAAGTCCGCTCAAAATCGCCACCCTTAATGGCAAACATCCCGCCTAAAGCAAATTCGTAACCATAGAAATGTTTCACCACTCCTGGCTGGGTTTCATAATCAATTAAGCCAGGTTCAGCAGGCATCGTATCTACGTCGTGAAAGATAAAGGTAATCCATTTATAATCGCGTGGGTACTTATTGGCCATTGCAATAAAGCCGATGTTTTTCATAGCCCCCCGATTAAAAGGCCGCTCATCGCATTGCTGGGCAAAATAAATCTCATAAGTCCCAGCGATTTCATTTAGCAAGATTTTTTCTTTCATGTGTTTGAGAAATTCCGCCTTTTGGTTCTCTCTATTCCGATAAGGAACAATGAAGATTTTCTTCGGCACCATCGTATACTATATAAAATATTATATGTTGGGGATTTGTAACATATAATATCTATATCTATATATTATGTTACATATAACCACCGATCCATCAATAATCGTTCATCCTGATAATTTAAATAAAAATATTGACATCAAACCACTTTTTAAAAAACATAACAACCAATATATACTTTCGCCACCGCAAGCGCAAGGCCCCGCCTCAAGCCCCGCCTCAAGCCCCGCCTCAAGCCCCGCCTCAAGCCCCGCTTTTTTTGATGGACACTATTATTTAGAGAAATATCCAGATTTGCGACAGAATGGCGTGCAGACCGAACAACAGGCCCTTGCCCACTGGCTAACTTGCGGCGAAAAAGAAGGCAGAGCAGCAATAAGACCGCCAGCTTTTTTTGATTGGCACTATTATTTAGAGAAATATCCGGATTTGCGAAAAAATGGCGTGCAGACCGAACAACAGGCGCTTACCCACTGGCTAATCCACGGTGAAAAAGAGGGGCGAGTCGCGATAAAAACCCCTGCATCATTTGACTGGCGCTATTATTTACAAACTTATCCCGATTTGCGAAAAAATGGCGTGCAAACCGAACAACAGGCACTTACCCACTGGCATACATTTGGTACAAAAGAAAAGCGAGTAGCGATAAAAACTTTTTATGTGTGTTCGTACGGAGGTTCAGGATCTAAAATGTTATGTGCAGCATTGGAAAAATATGGCAATGTAAAACATATACATAGTAGGAACCCACCAGACAAATTGGAATATATTGGCGAAGAAAAAGGTGGCAGTGCCTATTGCGAATGGTTTAATGGTATACCTATACCTGAGAATGAGTTAAAGACTTATTATGTTATATATATTTATAGGAATCCGTGTCGGGCTATTGACAGTAGATTTATAATACCCGCACATTTAGATCATATTCAATCCGATAAAAACATTAACTTACAAGATGTTTTAAATACTGGTATTGATTTGTATAAAATAAAAGAGTTTTATGATAATTATACAACACCGAATATTAAGAGAAATTATAAAATATATTGTGTAAAATATGAAGACATCTTTGAACAACAAGATGAACTCAGCAAATTACTCGGCGTAGGCAAGTTAAACATTGTTAATAAAAGTAAGAGTAAACCCAGTAATAAAGAATTAGATAACATTTATGCAGATTTAATAACTATTATGAATAAAAATAAATTTATTTCAATCAATTAAGCTAACATTTTACAAATGTAGACCGTTGACTTTAATATCTTGTATATTGTATAATATGTTGTATATTGTATAATATGTTGTATATTGTATAATATGTTGTATATTGTATAATATGTTGTATATTGTATAATATGTTGTATATTGTATAACATAATATATAACATATTATATTATGAAAATCGCAGTCGTTGGCGGTTCTAATTCAGTATTAAAAGACTCTTATGTGAATTCTTTAAGCCTTTATACCTTTAATAAGCCGGCATTTGAAAAGTACGAAGGTGTAAGACTACGCATTGACAATAAAGCCATTGGTATGACGAACTCGCTATACGCCTTGTTACAATTAGAAAAATACAACTTGCTCCACCACAACGATGTCTTGATCCACGAGTATTTTGTGAATGACAATAATCATTTTTTCCAGGGCATAAATTCGCCCGAGCGCACGAGAAAAACCCTCCTCACGATTATTCAGCAATGTATTAAAACACAGAAAAAACTCTTGCTGCTAATGATTTACAACCGGGCTGATAAAATAGCGGGGAAATACAGTGAATCACCCATCTTTACCATCTATACGGACTTGATTAAACACTATAATATTCCCTTTATAGACATGTATCACGTGTTGTATCTGAAAGCCGGTGGACAATGGCCTCTCTATTACCGCGATGATACGCATTTAAGTTTAGCCGGGATGTCCGTGCTTAAAGACGAGATCTTACAAAAATTACCAACACTAACTTATTTGACAGCTTCACGCGTAAACTTTGCTACTGATATCTATCAAGCGTTGAGTGTTGTCTCATTAGTGTCTAATTTACAGGTGTTCAAAGATGCACCAATTATCAAAACATTGAAAAACTCATTGGTGAATATTTCTTATCTCGTGATCACCGATGCGATTACACTAAATTTTGATAAGGCAACGGAAATACTGGCAGTTGAATATGTCTGTGACCAAAGATCAGGTTATATTGAAATAAGCACCAGCACCAGCACCAGCACCCGCATACAAAAAAATACTTTAAAAACGGAACGTCTCGTCTTAGTAGACAATAAACCGATTGTCTCTTGTATTACTTTTAATGTGAAAAAGTTTGACCCCGCGACCAGTTATACGATACAAATTATTCAGCCCAAAGATTTACATCCCAGTTACTATGATCGTGAAAAAAACACTTATGAAACCCTTCATACGAGAGAAACCAATTTTAAAATCGCCTCTTTATTGGTGACGAATAAAGCGAAACTTATCTTATAAAACACGTTTTTTGCCACACTTTTTTTGCCACACTTTTTTTTAAAAAGTGTTTTTTAAAAAATGAGTGTTTCATTCATCTTTTCCAACCGTTCAATCGTCTTGTCTAAATTAGACCGTTCCACCCCCAAAAAGAGATAATCGTCGCCCAAGGTCACTTCATTTTTCTTCACGTCTTTATAGACAAGCCCGATTTTCTGCATGATGGAATCAATCTGCACTTTGTTCACCATAATATCAATCTTTAAATCCACCGATTCCGTCAATAGATTAATCGCAAAATAGATAAGAAACCGCCTTTTTTTCTTCATGCCACTCGTGTACTTGATACTAAAGAGTTCTAATAAGGCCAAGATGATTTTTTTCTTTAAAGGGTCTTTCCCCGCCTCTTGCAAAAGTAGCTCCCATATCAGCCAGATTGGATCTTTCGTAAATTTATCTAAGACCGGTGCGAAGGTCCGCGTCTCGGCGATGCATACTGCGTGATTCTGCTTACACTGGCTTTCAAATTCCAGTAGCCATTCCAACCAGTAACACGCCATCACGCCGTTCCGGGAGGCTTTAGACAGATTATATGCAAATTCGTTCATCGCAATATAAAGTTCTTTCGGATCGTCGGGTTTAAAAACGTCTTTGGCAAACTCTATTGAAGGGGCTTTGAGTTTGGATGCCATGTGTGTCATATCAAATTCATCGGTTTTCAATATTTTCACCGCCTCAAAACTATGTTTCTTCTTGGATTGCGACACGATACAGACGATTTCGGAGAAGAGTTGCCGAACCTTGACACTATTCCGAAGACTTAATTCATTACCGACGTACCCATTCGCCATAATATCCTTGAAATTCGTAAACCGCATGGCGATATAAATGGGGAGCTTCGGATTGCCTAAATGAATATAACGGCTGACAAACAGAATCAGGATCTCCCACACGTCTAGGAAATGCCCCGCGCAAACTAGTTCTGCTACCCAATAACAGGCCGGTTCTATTTTATTATTAACAAGACTCAAGAGTAATTCAGATTTCACTTTGGATTTTTGAAATTGAGAGAAGGACACCCCACGAAAATCCGCGGCGGCTCGTTTATCATTGATTTCTATAGAAGTGCCGGTCTCGGACATTGTGTACTTTAGTAAAGTACAGCAAAAAAATAAGAGTGAAAAATACGTGTCTTTAATATCAAAATAAAAGTTGTTAAAATTTTATAAAAATATATTTATATAAAAATATAGTATATAATGGGCACTTTTATTACAGTTGCATATAATTCACAACAAAATGTCATTGGTAATAATTTAAATTCCACTAATGGACAATCGTGGTCATTAAACACTATATCTAATGCTTTTACAAATTGTATAGCCTCGGACGGAAAAGGTAATTGGGTCTCTGGTGGATACGGCTTCGGGTTTTCTCAGACAGGAACTGGGGGGGGTATTATTTTACCTGGACAAATTGCTTATTCTAAGGATGGTTTACATTGGACACCATCGTCTTTACCCCCAGGTTTATTTACATTTTCTGCAAAATATTCAAATATAAATACTGTTGCCTCCGATACTAAGGGTAATTGGGTCGCAGGCGGGTCTAAAATTGTTGATATAAATGATAATCCTGATAGAATTGGTCAGCTTGCCTATTCCAGTAATGGACAAACCTGGACAGCTGTGAATTTACCGCCAGGATTATTTAGCAGAGGTGACTGTTTTTCTGTAGCCTCCGACACTCACGGTAATTGGGTCGCCGGCGGTTACAATTCACTGGATGGTGTAAATTTTAATGGTCAGCTCGCTTATTCTACTAATGGGCAAACTTGGACTGCTTTAAGTTTACCCACAGGTTTATTTGGCGGAGGTAGCTGTTTTTCTGTAGCCTCCGACACTCACGGTAATTGGGTCGCCGGCGGTTGCAATTCACTGGATGGTGTAAATTTTAATGGTCAGCTCGCTTATTCTACTAATGGGCAAACTTGGACAGCTTTAAGTTTACCCATAGGTTTATTTGGCGGAGGTAACTGTTTTGTAGCCTCCGACACTCAAGGCAATTGGGTCGCCGGCGGTTACAATTCACTGGATGGTGTAAATAGTAATGGTCAGCTCGCTTATTCCACAAATGGGCAAACATGGACCTTAGTAAGTTTACCAGTAGGGTTATTTAATGGTAGCATGATGAGATCTGAACGTTATAATTACAGTCTTGTGACTAGTGTGTCTTCTGATAAACACGGTAATTGGGTTGCAGTAGGCGGTATTAATATTGATGATGTTACTTTTATCGGGCAAATCGCCTATTCCAACGACAACGGAAAAACATGGATACAAGATAATTTACCGCCTGGAATAAGCAATACATTGCAGTTTACAGCGGTTGCTCATTCGTCCGCGCCTAAACCTGCACCTACGCCTGCCCCACTCATCTCCGATATTTGTTTCCCCGCCGGCACCCCCATTAAAACCGATCAAGGGATTATAACTATTGAACTATTAGACCCAAACAAACACACTATTCGTGGTGAGCCGATTTTATATATTACACAAACCACGACTTTAGATAAATATCTGATCAGTTTTGAGAAAAATTCCCTGAATCGTAATTGTCCTTCACAAAAAACGATCATGAGCAAAGATCATAGGTTGGAATTTGAAGGCCAAATGGTCCCCGCTTATCGTTTCTTGGATTTTTCGGACCAAGTTAAAAAAGTCACCTACAATGGTGAAATCTTGTACAATGTCTTATTACCCAAATATGGAAAGGTGGACGTGAATAATTTGGTCTGTGAAACACTCCACCCGGAGAATCAGGTCGCACAATTGTATCTAGGCAACACAACCTTTTCAAAAACAACCTTTTCAAAAACAACCTTTTAAAAAACAACCTTTTAAAAAAGGTTTCACCAAAAACAACCTTTTAAAAAAAGGTTGCACCAAAAACAACCTTTTAAAAAAAGGTTGCACCAAAATATTAGTGCGATTTACGTGTGATTTACGCGTGATTTACGCGTGTTTTTGGCGCAACCTTTTTTGAAAAGGTTGTTTTTGAAAAGGTTGTTTTTGAAAAGTTTGTTTTTTGCCATACTTTTTTTAAAAGTATATATTAGATGGCCTTAAAAAACGGTATTAAGCATTTCTTAAAAACCACCTATACCAATTTTTATAAAGCCCCCCGTTTGCAAAAAATCTTCTATATCTTAGCTATCTTATTTATCATGACACTGTTTGTCAAACACAAGGATATTGAAGGTTTCACGGAACATTCTACTGAATTTAAACTGAAAGAAGGGCCGTCACTCTATGATGATTTTTACGCCAGTGTCTATGATGAGCTTGTTTTTAACAAAGTGAAAAATGATTACGAAATCGGACAAATTTTGGACATTACCAAACCCTCCGACACCAGTATTATCTTGGATGTTGGGTGCGGTACGGGTCACCATGTCAGTAGTTTAGCAGCCCATGGCTACAAAGTTGTCGGTATTGATCTCTCGTCCAGTATGATAAAAAAAGCGCAAACCACCTATCCTGACTTGGATTTTCGGAACATGGATGCTTTAGACACCATGGCTTTCGCAGGGAATGCCTTCACACACATTACTTGCCTCTATTTCACCATTTATTATATAAAAAATAAGCGCCAGTTTTTTGAGAATTGCAATCACTGGCTCATGCCGGGTGGTTTTTTAATCCTGCATTTAGTCAACCGGGATATGTTTGACCCTATTCTCCCGGCCGGCGACCCATTTCACATTGTTTCCCCGCAAAGTTATGCCAAGAAACGCATTACTGGGACCACTGTGAAGTTTGATCAATTTGATTACAAGGCAAATTTTGAATTGATTCCGAGTAATAATGACACGGATGATGTGAATGCGATCTTTCACGAAACCTTCAAACCGACACAAAATAATAAACAAAAGAAAATCATCCAAAATGAACACAACTTTTATATGCCGACGCAAGCGGCTATACTTGCCCTCGCCAAAGAAATCGGGTTTATTCTTTATGCGCAAATAGACATGATCAAGTGTCAATATACGCACCAGTTTATGTATGTATTACAGAAGCCCAATTAAGCGGAAATAAAAAAACTCTATAAATATTGCTTGTCGCAGTTTTTATAAAGTTTCTTTAAGTGGTTTTTTTATAAGGGGGTCTTTAAATGGTTTTTTAATATATATAACACGTGTTTTTAAGTTTTTTAAAATGTTTTAATGTTTTTATGTTTTTTAGCAAATCACACATGGTTGATCGGGCCGACAATTAAATGACACGTCTTGAAACACACCAGGCAACTGCGGTAAATCTTTTGAATTGTAGTCGTCAATCGCCTCTAATAATTCATACCGATTGATATGGGTCTCACTCATCAGTCCATCGGTAAATTCATTAAACTCTGCAGGCAAATCATAGAATTTCATTTGTTTGGCATAGGTTTCGTCACTATCCGTATAGGCGGATCTCCGATATTTGCGACAATGTTTAGCGGCTTTTTGAAAGTCCTCTGCCAAATGCTTCTTGTTTTCGGTTTTATTATAATCGGCAATCGCTTCTAACAAACATTTTTGACTAATTTGGGCTTCTTTCAGTAGTTCATTGGTAAAGTTATTGAACTCCTGAGGCACCGCAAAAATTTGCATTTGCTTGGCAAATAATGTATCATGTTTGTCATAGGTGGCCGCCCGATATTTTTTTATGCTGCTATAAGGCGATGCCGGAGTATAAGGCGATGCCGGAGTATAAGGCGATGCCGGAGTATAAGGCGATGCCGGAGTATAAGGCGATGCCGGAGTATAAGGCGATGCCGGAGTATAAGGCGATGCCGGAGTATAAGGGACGGACGTGCTTGAATTGTAATCATCGCGCTCATAACGATCATAACGGTCATCGCGATCATAACGGTCAGCAGAATGTCCATAACGGTCATCGCGGCTCGTGCTTTCATAACGTTCTCGGGGTTTATTAAATTTATCTTGTGGTTTGTCATCTTCTCTACGACGGTTGTTATCATATTCGGCTTCCTCTTGCAACCGATCTAGATCTTCTTGATATCGGTTTTGCGCGTACATTTTCGTTTAATATTAGTTAGTCTGGTGTTTTCTAATAATTATTCTTAAAATATATATTTCAATTTTAAAATATTTCTATATAAAATCAATTAACTTTTTATATATAAATGTATCTTTTCTTTCTCTCTTGTTTCATTTGCATTGTCATTATTTTTTATTTATTTTTGGTAATTTATTTGAAATGTAAAATGCCGTTTTGGTCCAAACAACCGGTTTTTCACTGGTATAATATCAGCTACTGGCTTAGTGGACCGCCAGGTCTTATTAACAAGGATCTACCGCTTATAAATAAATATGTGGATTTTTTTAATATTAAAACAGTTTCTCTCAGTGCAGATACAACGGCCATTTGTGAATTTATAAAGGAGAATTATATTGCAAACGGAGTAGGTGCAAACGGAGTAGGTGCAAACGGAGTAGGTGCAAACGGAGTAGGTGCAAACGGAGTAGGTGCAAACGGAGTAGGTGCAAACGGAGTAGGAACAAACAAAAGTGTCATATACAACCCTAGTAAAGACAACATCTTAGACTATTTACTCAATTCCAACCACCCCAGTTATTTTAGTGTCTATCAAGAGCCGAAATTATCTGTCCAACCTGAAACAAGTAATAAAGATCTCGTCGCGGTAATCTCAGCTCGCCCCCTTTACGTCAGGCTCAATAAAAAATCCCTCTTTGGTTCCGAGAAAACCATGTTTACAACTTATTACGTGGATAACCTCTGTGTCCACCCCGCTTACCGGAAAAAAGGCATTGCTTCTACAATGATTCAAACCCACTATTATAATCTTAGACAACAAAATAAACAGATTACAACTTGTCTCTTCAAGAGAGAAGGCACCTTAAATGCGATTGTTCCATTAGTGGCCTTTAACACCTATTGTCTTTCGTTAGCAGGTCTAGTCAATAATTTACGCGCGCCTCAACACAACCTTATTGAAATCGGCGTGAATCAACTCCACTTATGCATGGATTTTATCAAAAATCAAATGCCAACGTTTAGGTGCGTTATTTTGCCGGACGTCACAAGTCTCACGCATTTGATTAAGACGGGGAATATACGGATATATTGCTTGCTTCACGCAAATACTAGTACTATCATCGCCTGCTACATCTTCCGTCTATTAGAACTCAGCTACGACGGGCAAAAAGTGTGTGAGTGTATTGCTACCATCAACACGTGTAAAACACTTGAACTCTTCAATTACGGTTTTCACCAAGCTTGTAATAAATTAAAAGAAACACACGCGATTGCCTTGGTTTTGCTAGAAGAAACTTCGCATACAAGTACGTTAGTCACACCCACGTTAAAAACCCTGATTCAATTCACAAGCCCGACGGCTTTTTTCTTTTACAATTATGCGTGTTATACATTGAATGGGAGAGAATGTTTGATAGTCTATTAAGACTCCCTAAAGTGTTTCAACGGGTATATTTCCCTGCCCTGGCAAAAGAATCTACAATGAAAATTAGGAAGACCCCCAAAAACGAGTACAAGATTAATTCTTCCACCACGTGCCCCGTCTTTTCATCCTTTTGCTCTTCCAATAGTAGAATCATATAATTGAGTTTCTCTAAAAGCTGGTCTTTGCTCCCGGCCTTTTGGCTCATCTGCGTATAATAGGGCAAAGCTTGGTTGTAGGGTCCCGCATAGTTATTCGCCCCCGTATAGGTATTGACACCATAGGGATTGGGTGACCCATAATAACCTTGCGTAGGCAAACTATTAAAACCCTCTTTAGATACTGGCGTATCAACATTCACGACACTATCTTGTTCATTACCGGCTCCTATAGGGGTGACATGGTATTTTAAGTTAGAGATTGAATTCAATTCATCCATGTTCGCCTGATTAATATTGGGTTCGCTAGTCTTTCTATTTTGCAATTCCGCATGGGGTGGAGGGTAAAAATCCGCCATGCCCTCATCAATATCAGGGCTTATTTGATTGTGAATAGAACCAATCATGGTTTCTACGTTTTTATTATAGTGGCGTTCCCCCCCAGCGTTCACAGGCATGCCGTTATTTTCATTGAGACGGCCATTATTAATACGTGCGTTGTTAATAGGTGCGTTGTTAATAGGTGCGTTGTTAATAGGTGCGTTGTTAATAGGTCGCCTTAATGTTTTATTTTTCCGTTGTGTTTTTTTGGTTTCTATTTCATTGTCATTTTCATTGGAATTATAAGGAGCGCCTTGTAATCCAAAATTCATATCTATATGAAAAAGAGATATTTTTATTTTGTTTAGGGACTTATTTACACTTTTGGGAAAAGTGTGGCAAAAAAAACAACCTTTTTTCCAAAAAGGTTGAACCAAAAAGGTAGGATCAAAAAGGTTGAACCAAAAGTGCAATAGTAATAAATTTTTACTTTGCTAAATATTGTAAATTTTTATAGACTTATAACAAATGACATTCGCAATGCCCAAAATGAAATGGCCTAAATTAAATTGGTCTAGCATTTATAAAATCAGTTTATTTGAAGTCGTCATCTTGTTTGCGATATTATTTTTCACTTATACAATGCCCCTGACTGTGAATAAATTTAGTCGTTCTTTCTTTGGGAAATTACTAATTCTGCTGTCTGTTGGGTTGGTCGCCCATTATAAAATTATCTATGGCCTTGTCTTGGCAGTTTTATTTATTGTCATATCGGAGATTGGTTATATGGAAAGCTTTAGCGACATGGATAAAAAAACAGGCGACGACAAGAAAAAAACAAGTGACAACAAGAAAAAAACAAGTGACAAAAACAAAAAAACAAGTGACAAGAAAAAACAGGCCGGTAAAGAAGGAATGACAGGCAAAGACGGATTAACAACCGATCAAGAATCCAAAATCGCCTTTATTAAAGACCATTGTGGAGACAAAAAAGTCACTTTTGATTTAGAAACTATCCAGCGAGATTATACAGGTTTAAAATTTAATGCTGGGGTCTGTGACCCGTGTGAACCCACGTGTCAATATTATATTGACAATACCAGCGACAGTTTATATACTTATAATAAACTTGTCAATCCAGTGGACAAGCAACTCTAAAACATTATTTTTATATATAATATCTCTCTTATATATATTATGAGTCTCTTCATCGCGTTATTATTAATTGGTATAATGCTCGTGACAATTATTTTGAACCCTTATCAGAAAACCGCCATTGAACCCTTTGAAAGTTCCTTCTTAAATAAAGTGAAAAGTAATTTTCGGCGAAAGAAAAGAAAAGCCCGGATGTTAAAGGATGGTTTTACTAATAATGTAGAACATAAAGTCAAACAGTTTGTAAGGAAGAATAATTTATAACAACCTTTTAAAAAAAGGTTGGGCCAAAACACAACCCGTCCGGAGAAAAAGGTTGGACCAAAACACAACCTTTTAAAAAAAGGTTGGACCAAAACACAACCTTTTAAAAAAAGGTTGGACCAAAACACAACCTTTTACACCTTTTCTCATTTAAAACGCACAAATTAAAATGTAAATGCTTTTATTTTATATTCTAATTCATCAATTTTTTTATAATATTTATAATAAACATTTAATCCATTTTCTATATTATCAATACCTGGAAGACACTTTTCTAATGTCTCGTTTTCTAAATATGTTTGAAAATTATCGTAATATGATATATGTTTGATTTCAATTTTAAATTTGCGTTCAAATCCTAACTCATTATTTGTAAATAAGATAAAATCGCCTATATTCATATTTGCAAAATCTCCTTTATTTAATCTACCTTCTACCTTTTTAATTCTTAATTTAATTAGAGAAAACCAAGGTTCAGATAAGTTTTTTTCATAAATAGACATTTTTTAAAGATATAATTGATTTATATTTATGTATTTTATTTCAATTTTATAATAAATAATGGTGCGTTTTAAATGAGAAAATGTGTAAAAAAAGGTTGGACCAAAACACAATCCGTCCGGAGAAAAAATAGCGATTATTTTACTATCCAATACTTTCATCCGGAGGGTTGTGTTTTGGTCCAACCTTTTTTTAAAAGGTTGTGTTTTGGTCCAACCTTTTTTTAAAAGGTTGTTGTAAGAAACAACTTCTCAATTTCCGTAAAATCATTAGTAGTGCGGAAGATACTATAAATTTCGGCAGACGTATATTTTAATTCCAATTCCGGCAAAAACATCTCTTCCGCAAATTCCAAATCCCAGAATAAATTCACCAAACGCATCACGTCATAGCGCGTACAACTGTTAAAATTAATTTTAATATCTATCCGCCCGGGGCGAATCAAGGCTTTATCCAACACTTCCGGTTTATTACTAGTCATAATAATAATCCGCCCACTGCACTCATTAATCCCGTCAAACATATTTAGCAAATACGACAAATTAGAGTTTGTCAAGGCCGGCGGCATGACACTATACATCTTGCTACTACTTTCGGTATCGGAGCCGCTGCCGCTCCCGTCTTTGTCTTTTAACAATTCTTGCAAAACACTCAAATTCAAACATTCATCGTCTTTCTTCTTCTTGATTTCTTTCGTCTTGGTATCCCGGCATTTCACAGCTTCACCCATCGCATCAATATCTTCAAAAATCAAAATACGTTGTTCTTGGGGAATAATATAATCATCGTTGATTTCCTCTTTAAAGATAATACTGTATAAATCTTGGTAATTCATCTGGTCGTTTAATTTGATATCAATGCCGTGCCGACCGGTGTAGTTCATCAGCTGTTTAATAAACCGAGTTTTCCCACACCCCGGTTCCCCATACAAGAGAATACCCAAATTATAGGGGATGCCTTTTTCTTGATACCACTCCTTGTTGTTTAGGAAAAAGTCAATTTTCTTCAACACATTGTCCATATCGTGAAAATAACTGTTGGCAAAGGTAATGGTAGATTCCCACGGCACGGCTTCAATATGCAAAGAACTATTAGTCCCATTCTCACTCGTCTTTTTTTTTCCCACTGCCGCGGCGGCAGTAATATAGAGTTGCGTTTCGTTAGACGACGTTTTCAAATACAGTTTATAGGCCTTGATAACCGTATTTATCCATTCTTGGATTTCCACCAATGTTAATGTGTACGAATAGATTTTTAGGATATTGTAATCAATGTATTCCATGCCCGCTAAACCCCGCATTTTCTCTTTGGAATTCGTCGTGATGAGGCCAAAGATCGCAGGTGTCAAGACAAATTCTTTGGATTGGTCTACCAGGTATTCGCTGTGTTTCTCTAATTTGCCTTCATATTCCGTGTCCCATACAGTATCGGTCACTTCGCGGATTTTGTAAATGGTTTTATTTTGCTTGGCGAGGTGATGCATTATAGCCCTAAATTTTGTACTGCGTTTTTCTTCATAGGACATTAAAACAACCGTTTGCTTATTGGGTTCTTTGTTGATTAGGGTGTATAACCGGCGTTTCAAATCGCGAGGACTTATATTTTTGTAGAGTAGATAAAGTAGTCCAAAAATACAGCAGTCTAGAATGACGTAACCGGTTTTTAAAGCAGTAATAATATGCGACACTTGACCCATAATTAGCGGGAACAGCACATAGTCGGGTACCATTTTAACTAAAGTGTCAAAGGTTAATACTTTTAACCAATAACTCTGTGATTGATTTCAATTTTATCGTTAAACACACCTTTTAATAAAAGGTGTAGCCAAAACACACTTTTGGCAAAAGTGTCGCAAAACCTGTACACTGAATTTGCACTGAAATTGCGCTGAATTTGCACTGAATTTGCACTGAAATTGCGCTGAATTTGCACTGAATTTGCACTGAAATTGCGCTGAATTTGCACTGAATTTACGCCGAAATTAATAGTGAGTTTCGCCACACTTTTTTCAAAAGTGTATATAAGTAACTATGGTCAAAAAAATACCCCTTCCCGAGCCTGGGCTCTTTAGTATTTTTCATCAAGCTTATATCCATCCCATAAACTCTAGTAAATTATTCGCCGGGATTCTGATGATTCTCATGAATGTCGGATCCAAATATATTGAAATTGGTTTAACCAAGACACAAGAACACGCTTTAAGAAATGGTTTAGGTCGTGAAATTGTAATTTTTTGCGTGGTCTTTTTAGGCACACGTGATTTATTACTATCAATTTTAATGACATCCGCGTTTATTATCTTATCGGACCATATTTTCAACGAAAAGAGTCGGTTTTGTATTATGCCGGCGAAAATGAAACATATTGCCACGCTCATTGATACCAATGATGATGGTGTTATTTCGCAAGAGGAAATACGCAAAGCCACAGAGATTTTGGCAAAGGCGAAAAAAGCCGAAAGCCGGTCACAGCAAGGGCAATTTTTGCAATACATGAATAATTATAATAGTCAAGATGGAGCTGACGTGTCTTTTACAGAGAGTTTTTCTGCTCTAAATAATGGTATTGAATATTTGGAAGTTTAACGAAAATTTTTATATACAATTAATGTAGTATATAAAAAAATGAATAATATAAGTGTGAATAATATAAGAATGAATAATATAAGAAACACTAATAAAGTCGTAGAATTATTAAAAGTCTATTTAAACACGAGAGGTGATTTTCGGTCTACGAGACCCGTCCCCTTTATGGATAAAGGACTCCTGCTGTTTACAACAAAAGTTTTTTTAGACCCGGCAATTTTGAAAGGCAACAATATAAGTGTAAGGCAAGTGTTTCTGAGCTATGAAGTCTTTTATAATGCAGTGCGTTTATTACAAAGTGCGAATTATGCGAATTATACACCGGCAGAAATTCAAAAGAATAATTTGGAAGTCTTTAGAAAAGAGTTTTTGAAAGAAAAAATGGTGATACCCATTGGCAGCAGAAAAATGTCCATCATTAAAAGCGCCTACGCCCCCAACAGTTTTAAAACTGCTATAAGCACAAGTTTACCTAGAAACGCTTTACCCTATGAAGTAAAATTTGATGTCACCGTTTTGGATGTCGTGCGCGATTTAAAAGAAGTGGATTTTAAGCGGGCCAATTGTAAAATTAAAGCAAATGAATTGAATCAACAAGCCAAAGAAATTTTCAATATTGATTTAGGCTTAGATGATGAGTTTGCCCCGATAAAACGATCTATATTAAACCCGCCAAGCGGCTATAGCAGTAAAAATCCTTATGCTTATGGCAGTACTAATCCTTATGGCAGTACTAATCCTTATGGCAGCGCTAATCCTTATACTAATCCTTATACTAATCCTTATACTAATCCTTATACTAATCCTTATGCTAATCCTTATGGCAGTACTAATCCTTATGGCACCACTAATCCTTATGGCACCGCTAATCCTTATGGTACCGCTAATCCTTATGGCACTAATGACTTGACCAGAACTCGCAAAGAAATTAGTCTTTTATTAAAGGAACAAGAGAGAGACGAAGATAAAAGGGCCAAAGAATATTATACGACCGAGTGGCTTAATTACAAGGACCAACGTCAAAATGAAGGGCTACCGGTACTGTCTATGTCAGAGTGGATTGCGGACCGGGAACGAAAACAAGTTGTAAATAAATATAAAAATGAGTGGTTAAAATACAAACAAGAACAAGAGGCCGCGGGTAAGCAAGCCGATATAGATAAATGGCGAAAAAATAAAGGGGAAGAAGAAAATGTCAATCAAAGTGATTTTTTCGCGAAAAAATGGTTAAATTATAAAAGTGATCAAGTCATTTTGGGGAAAAAACCAGTCTTACAAGACTGGCTTAAAGCCGAGGTGAAAAAATACAAAAGGCGCGATCCCTTTGATGAGGATTATTTCGGAGGCAAAAAAAAGAAAAAGCGCACAACAGCCCTCAAACGTAGGAAAAAAAATGCCCGAAGAAAGCAGTATACCAAAAAGCGGATATAGATATATAAAAATATAAATATATATATAAAATTACTCTGGCAAGAGCAAACATTCCATACGAAACCCCTCTGCCAAATCCGAAGGAATGTAATTAAAGTCCACCAAGGCTCGGTTTAAACAGTATAAATCTTCGGCTTTCGGTTCCGCTGCCAACGCTTTTTCAAACAAGTCCTGATCGTGATAATATTTTCTAGCGGTTTTAATACCGCATTTCTTAAAGATGGCCAGAATATTATCACTTTTATCTCCCGCCACGATTTTACAAAAGAGATCTTGTTGGGGATCGCCTGACGAATTTTTGCTCTGGGTTAAATCTTGATATTTTAAATTACGCAAATGTACGTGATCATCTTGCAGCTGAAGATAATCGTGATCATTCGCAATAATCCAAACATGTGCATCAGGGTAGGTTTTACGTAAATGCATTGTAGTGAGAGCAATACAATCATCCGCTTCCAAATGCTGATACATGAGCGTCGCAGCTACGCCGGCTGCTTCAAATAATTTCTCATCGTAGGTAAGTTTAAAGAATTTACTGACTCCGAATTCATCATCTTTAGTGCGTGTCAATTTATAATCAGGATAAATATGATTGCGCCAGATATCAGCCCGTTTACAATCTATTGCGGCGAGTTTGATGGAGCTGGCCAAGCCCAGACAGTCATTCATTTCCGCGATGCGGGATTCAAAAGTTTTTTTAAATTTTTCTATAAACGCTGGATCATCATTACAGGAAATATCGGGTTTTTCGCCGGCTTTGGCATTTTTCCACCAGACGTTTAAGGCGAAATATCGGTAAAATACAAAATAGCTCCCGTCAATCAGTACAAAGTTTGTTGTATTGTCATCTACAATTGGGTTTGTATAGATAATATTTACCCCAGCTTCCGCGGCAAGTCTGATGGCTTCGGCTTCGGCTTCAGCATCGCTTACGATTGTCCGCATAATTTCACCGGACCCGGGTTCGTTTGCGCCTACTACGTTTGCTGCGTTTGCTCCCGCTGCGTTTGCTCCCACTGCGTTTGCACCAACTGCGTTTGCACCCACTGCGTTTGCTGAGCCCACTGCGTTTGCTGAGCCCACTGCGTTTGCTCCTACTGCGTTTGCTCCTACTGCCTTTGCAGTCGCCCTTGGCTTTCTGACTTTTTTTTCGGGTGCATTCACGTCTTTTTCTTTCTTTTCTTTCTTTTCTTTCTTTTCTTTGGTACTCATTTTTCTCTACTATTTACTATTAAGACATACTTTTTAAACCTGTTCAATTTTATATTATAATATTATATATTTATATAATGCTTAAACAGATTATAATCTCAGCAGTGGTGATGTTATTATTAGACGCAGTTTATCTCTCTTCTTTTAGCGAGTTTTTTAACAATGTTGTCCAAAAAGTCCAAGGCAGTCGGATCAAATTTAAGATCAGCGGCGCCATCTTATGTTATATGTTGTTGATCGGAGGTCTGTATTATTTTATAATCAGCCGCCAGAAATCAATTCTAGAAGCATTTATGTTGGGTATTGTTATTTATGGGGTCTATGAAACCACTACTTATGCTATATTGGATAAATGGTCGCCACGGGCAGTGTTATTGGATACGCTGTGGGGTGGCATATTGTTTGCACTGACCACAAAGATCACATATTTTTTACGATAACAAATACGTTTTGGAAAAAAGGCATAAATAAACTTACTATGTTTCTAACAAAATACAGGTCATTCAATTAAATTGCGCGCGAGCTTCCATTTCTTCAATCCAAAGTTTCAAGCGTTTTTCAGCTACCAAATCGTAGGCCAGCGTCACACTAGGGTCGTTTTCATTGCCTTTAGCGGGTTCGTAGAGTAAGGCGAGGGCTTCAATTTCTTTCCATTGTTCGGCTTCTTGTGTAAGGTTGATGTCATTGTTGGATGAACTCATGTTGTTCATATAATTTTATAGGTTCATATAATTTTATAGGTTCATATAATTTTATAGGTTCATATAATTTTATAGGTTCATATAATTTTATAGGTTGTTATACTATTATTCATAGAATAACAATTCAATTTTTATATTTAACAATTTTACTAATGGTTAACCTTATAAATAGTTACCCTTATATCTACCCTTATAACTATCCTTATATCTACCCTTATAACTATCCTTATATCTACCCTTATAACTATCCTTATATCTACCCTTATAAAAGTGTGTTTTTTTGCTACACTTTTTTCTAAAAAAGTGTGTTTTTGCTAAAAAGTGTGTTTTTGCTAAAAAGTGTGTTTTTGCTAAAAAGTGTGTTTTAGATATCCAAACTCACAGTATTTTTATCGCTCTTTTGCTTGCGTTTCGGTTTGGGTAATTCAGTAAATTTAGCAATACTATCTACTTTATTTACAGGTATCTGTAGAGATATATTATTATTCGCCGTATTAATATTTTGCCGTAGACTATTCACTTGTTTGGGACCCTGACTTTGTGCCTGACTTTGTGCCTGTGCCTGTGCCTGACTTTGTGCTTGTGCTTGTGCCTGACTTTGCGATTGGACACGCTGTGCTGGCATTGGAGGCGGTTGCACGTTAATCGTCTTGGTTTTTAATCCTGCTAATAAATCACCAATATCCGACGGCCCTTTCATTTCGGGACGTTTATTAGAGCGCTCCGCCGGTTGTCTGCCGACGGTCTCAAATTGTTCTTGAATATTAATACCATCGTCCATTCCGCGTGCCCGGGCCAAGTCAGGCCGATTGGCCGGGGGAGCGTAGCGTTCACTCTTGGTTTGTTGAGTCGGCATTGGTGCCGGTGGCCGCATATTATTAAAGTTGATCCCGGCACCGCCGCTGCTGCCACTGCCACTGCCACTGCCACCGCCCGGCATAAAATTACTCATAAAACCTCCAAAACCCGGATTTTGTTGTCCCATACTGTTCACCGCCGCCTGTGTAAATTGCTGCGCCAGTTCTGGATTTTGCCGCATTATATCGTCCATACCGGGCATGGCGGATTTAAACATCGTATTCGTCATGTGCACCATAATCCCCGACCCCCCCAATTGAAACAATAATTTCAACTCTGGCGCCATTTTCGCCTTGGATTTGTATTTTTCGTGCAATTCCGCAAATATCTCGTCATAGTCCCCGATATTTTCATTCAATTGCTCCGCCCAGCCGTCCAGCTTGATATCAAACGGATCAAAACGGTTGTTCAAAAATTCTAAACCCGTAATGGCGGCCATCAACATCCGGCCTTGAAACTTGCAACTGTTGGAGCGCTCTTTTTCAGCAATGATCATTTCGTATTCCCCCTTCATTTCAGCCAAGGCAGATTCCATGGAATATTTTTTCGTCAAGCGGACGCCTTTGCGTTCCAGTTCTTCCAGCTTTCGTAAAACCTTGAATTTCTCCAAAAGCATTTCTTCGGGAGTCAACCGGGGGGTATTACTCAATTCTTTATCGGGATTAATCGGGACATTATTAAATTTTCCAAAACCATCCCAGGTTTTCCCTTCATCAAAAGATGTTTTATCGGCAGTAGATTTGCCGACTGAGGGCTTGGAATCATCATGGAGGCTTAAGATACTTCCCGTTAATGATTCTTCATCGTCATCTCTAAAATTCAGTTTAATACTGTCGTCTTTTTCGCCCCCGCCCCCGCCCCAAGCTTGATTAAATAAACTTGACTTGGATTTAGTCTTGGATGGTTTCATATCATTGGCGGAAGAGAGTGTATTCAATTCATCTTCTAAATCATTTAAATCGTCTAAATCAATATCCGCGCCCATACTTTTATTGCCACCATCATTTTTGCGTTTCTCATTCATCAAGAGTTCAATTCCTTCACCGAAATTCGCGGACTTTTGCCTACTACTTCCTCGGCTTAAATTAATTACTGGATGTTCATCTAAATTAGTAATGTCTATAATTTCCGCGTCAATATCCATTATGTTAAATTTATAAATTATAACTTTAAGTATTCCGCATAGCTTTATAATAATAGTTTTTCCTTTTTTTAAAAATAAAAAAAGGAAAAAACTAGCTAACTTAATTGAATATTGTTACGTTTCCAGTTTTTTTATATTTTATTTTTTGTATTTTATATTTTTTGTATTTTATATTTTTTATTTTTTTATATTTTTTTTTATTTTTATTTTTACAATAAGATATTTTCAAATATACTTTACCCAGGAAAGACTATTAATAAGACTTTTTTTCCACAGTTTTCTTAAATTCGTCATTCTCATCCACTTCAATAATAGCTTCAAGACAGACCGCTGGGTTTGGGTCAGTGTCGTTGTAAAACACACGTTCTTGTTCTTGCGAATCTTTTGCATAGTGTGAAGCTTTTGCACCTTGAGCTTTTGCACCTTGAGCGTTTGCAACTTGAGCTTTTGCAGCCGCTTGCTCAACATATTTACAGATACGAAATCGGATTGCCTTCATGGCGTTTACACAGCGATTGTATTCGCCCCAGAATTGAAATTCATTAAGCTCGCGGTTATGCCAAATAAAATCCACGCCACACTCTTGAGTCGTGCGTTTAAAATAATAACCGCCAATACCGATAATCTGTTTGACTAAATCGGTAGACGGTGGGGCGGGAATACTGCCATAATAGCTACAAGGGCGTGTGCGGGAATCATTTATAATCCAGTTTACTAAGTCAGGCGGCAAATCACAAAAGTGATTCGTAAGGTAACTAATATGCGACAGCATGTCGCAGTTACTGATTTTCACGAGGTTAAACCACATTGGTGGTACAATAACTTTCTTCTTCTGCGGCGGGGCTACTAAAGCCATGTTTTCAACGGCACTTAAAATTTGTTCAACTTGGTTATCAGACATTTTGTTTGTGGGAAATACTATTACTATAAATTAATAGAACGATTTCAATTTTAAAATATTCTGAACTTTTTGCAAAAATTTTTTATAAGAATTTTTGCATTGTTTAATTTTTTTTATTTAGATACCACAAACCTTGTAAAAAAGCATCCGCTAAATCGTCTTTTTTTTTGTGCGTTAAAAATGTCGGTAACCAAGCCACATTATTATCAAGTAATAATCCCTTTACTATTTCTACCCCGGCTTTTTTTCTCTCACTATAACTGGTTTTAACCGTTTTGGATAATATTTCCACTGTGCCCGCTGACGATTCTGTGCCCGCTGACGCTTCTGTGCCCGCTGACGCTGGCGCTTTCGTTTTTGTAAACATTTTCAATTTATTCGCGGAAGATATAAAGGCAATCTGCGGATTACCACGCATGATAAAATATTGTGCAAGCATCCCTTGGAGGGTTTTCATCCGGTTCGCAATAGGGCTAATTTGATTTTCTATAACAATTTTATCTAATAGTGAAATTTCAGTTTCACCCAAAACCTGGTCAAACGCTTTCACCAATTGGACACCCATTTGTATTAACGTCATTTCATTCGCTGACACCGAGACGATTTTATCAAATGTTTTTGCGGCCAAATACGTCGTAATCAGTGCGAGTAATTCATCTTTTTTACACGTCTCTGAATAGACAATACCTTGGGCTATTGCATAAGCCACCAAGGCTTCTCGCTTCCATTTTTTAATATTTTTTAGCGCAGTAGTTGGTAAAAAATACTCTCCCGACTGTTTAGCATGAGTTTGACAATAATACTGGTTGGCTTTACAATAAACAGCTTTCTTATTACAGAGAGAAAGTGGTAATGAGGCTGCCGATTTTGCTGCCGATTTTGCTGACGTTTTTGCTTTTGCTTTTAAAAAACAAGTGCAAACGTGTTCTTCCCCACAGAGATTAATCACATCCCAATAGAGAATGTCATATAGATTTGTTGTCAGATCAGACTCTACAATACAATAGGCTAAATTTTTGATACCGACATCAATGCTAATAATACGCATATAAATATATATACGCAATTTATATTTATATCAAATCAAGGTTGTATTTTGGCCCAACCTTTTTGAAAAGGTTGTATTTTGGCCCAACCTTTTTTGAAAAGGTTGTATTTTGGCCCAACCTTTTTTGAAAAGGTTGTTTAGTCATCCTCCTTTCTCTCTTTAAAATAATTCATAATGTCAAATTTAAATGCTTCTGTGAATTCCTCAGTAGGAATTAAGATACCACTGGCATCAGTTGTAAGATGTTTTAGTGGCGAATAGCCGTGTTTCACTAGAATTTGCCACCTTTCACAATATTTCCGGTTTGCTTTCGTGCCGTGATAATGGTGTCGTATAACGCCTGGCGTATAACCAATCCGCAGATGCTTCGCTGTCTTCTGATATTCAAACATACTGTTTTTGTAGTCATCGCTATAATTTGCGACGGTTGCATATTCAACTTTATTGATAAAAGCCAAAGCCATTATATGATCACCCGATCCAAGGACCCCTTTGTCATAGATCCCCCCGATCTTTTCGTAAGCTTTACGTGTCATAGCCCACGCAAAACCAGGATGCCAATAATCTGTTTTGGGTTTATAAGCTTTACCTTTGGTAAAACTATAACCTAAACTATTAAATATGTTTAGATTATTTTGCTTTGGATCCATATCAAGGCAATGACTAAAGACTTGCACAACATCTTTACACCCATTGAGTATCTTCAATGTGTCTAACGCCCACGTATTACTTTCAAACTCAACATCCGCATCAATCCAGGCGAATGCCTTGTAATTCTGCGGGAGTAAATATTTGACACCTAAATTGATCATGTTTTCTTTATGCCAGATGGGCACATCGGTTTTAATCTGTAGATGATGTTTGTTATTTTTATCGGTTACAATAAAACGTTGACCCGTGTAAATCAGTTCAACGACAAATAAATTCACATAGTCTTCTTCTTCTTCAAAACGTTTCACGAATTCACGCATCAAAATATACCGTTTCGCATATAAACACGGATTGGATATGACAATAATCACGTTTAATTTGGCTTCAATTGGATCATTATTCGCAATAGCATATTTTATATCATTCGTCTTATAGTAAATATTATCAATTTCAATCCCATTAATGATTGTCATTATATATACGTTTATAAAATATAATATAAACACAATTAGCGTATATTATAAAGATGCAGGTCAAATTAATTAGTTATTCACAACCGGTTGATGCTAACGCCACCAGTACAGTGCAAGACTTGGTGGCCTATTGCGCACGGGTATCCAATCCAAATAATCAACATAATACTGAGACGAATGAGAAACTGATTAAATATTTAATAAAAAATCAACACTGGTCGCCGTTAGAAATGGTCTCGGTTTGCCTAGAAATAGAAACAACGAGAGATATTGCGCGACAGATATTACGTCATCGGTCATTTTCTTTTCAGGAATTTTCACAACGGTATGCCGTCGCGGATTTAGGTATTGAAATACGCGATGCAAGGTTACAAGATCCGAAAAACCGGCAAAATAGTATCACAACTGATAACGACGCCTTGAAAAGCGAATGGTACGAGAAACAACAAACCATTGCTACTGACGTGGAAAATGTGTATAAATGGGCTTTGGCGAATGGAATTGCTAAAGAACAAGCGCGGGTCATCTTACCTGAAGGTATGACCATGTCCAGAATGTATATGAATGGGACATTGCGTTCGTGGGTACATTATATTCAATTACGGTCGGAAAATGGCACGCAAAAAGAACATAGAGACGTGGCGATTGCTTGTGCAAAGGTTATACAAGAAATATTTCCGATGATAGGTGATCTTTTATAAAGTCCAACCTTTTTTAAAAGGTTGTGTTTTGGTCCAACCTTTTTTTAAAAGGTTGTGTTTAGTTAGCCCGAGCATAACCTTGCCTCAAGAGTTGCTCTTGGGTAAAAACAGGTGTCACCATGCGACTTTGCAATTGCACATCAGATAAATACAAGTTCTTTAAATCACTATTTTCATAGCCAAACGGTTGAGAATTATCAGTACAAGATTTGTACAAAAAAGGTGTGTTATTCGTCGGTTGAGAAATCGGGTTTCCATATTTAGCCGGACAGCTGCAACAATCATCGCAGGCAGCCGCTTGGTTTTGTAAAATAATATTATCCGCATTTGTTGTTAAAAACTTGCGGTACGCCCAATTAGAATGAATTTTGTTCTCTTTCCGTATTTCTTCATTGAGTGCCCCTCCGGGTTGCCAATTGGCATAATTTCGTCCGTCTTTCATAATAGGTGGAAAATCAAAATGAATGTTGTTTGATCCAGAATAACAGGTGCCCCAACTCATATATATATAACACAACCTTTTAAAAACAACCTTTTAAAAACAACCTTTTAAAAACAACCTTTTAAAAACAACCTTTTAAAAAAAGGTTGGACCAAAACACAACCTTTTAAAAAAAGGTTGGACCAAAATACAACCTAAAATATTATTTATTCAACTAATATTTTATATGTGCATACGCTTCTACACTTGCTTTTATATAAAAGTGTGTTTTTGCTACACTTTTATATAAAAAGTGTGTTTTTGCTACACTTTTTTAAATAATGTGTTTTTTTAATACTGCCAATAATTCATTTTTCTTAAGTTTTTTAACTTCGTCTTTTTGGACTAAATCTTTTTCTAAAACAATCTTGCGTAATTCATCTACTTTTAAATCATCAAATTTTGTTGTTGTTGGTGCTGGCGTTTCGGTTGGTAGTGGCGCGTCTGTTGCAGGTTTTACTTCTACTGGTGCCAACACATCTACGGGTGCCAACACATCTACGGGTGCCAACACATCTACGGATGCCAATACATCTACGGGTGCCAACAAGTCTACAGGGTCCTCTACGGTTATTTCTTCAATCTTACTATTATCTGTACCAGATGGCACTTCCTCAATATGCAATAGATTAAATATATTTAAATTAGCCTCTTGCAGAACTAATTTGGACACACGATGAAATCCATCTTCTTCACTGTCGCTTTCACTATCATCTTCGCTCTCATCCTCAGAATCTTTTTCAGGTGTGTATATTTCTAAATGAGAGATGTCAATAATCTTAGTATCATTCATTGATAAATCACAAATGACAAGTTTATTGTGATCTGCTTCACTATGATCTGCTTCATTATTATCTGCTTCGCTATGATCTGCTTCACTAGCATCTGCTTCACTAGCATCTGCTTCGCTACCATCTGCTTCACTAGCACTATCATCGGTATCACTCCCATCTGCATCGCTACTGCTATCACAATCACTCTCAGTAATAACGATCTTCTTAGTATCAAGTTCAGCTACGGCTGCAAGTGCTTCAGCAGAGGCCAATTCATTAGAACTACTTACGATCTCAAAAATCATCCCATTTGCGTCTACGCCGTTTGCACCGTTTGCCCCTCCTCCGTTTGCCCTCGCCATCGCCATTGCCCGAAACTCTTGTTGCACATTTGCAATAAAAGACGAGAGAACTTGATTTTGTTTCACTAAAGCTTGTTCCAAATCTCTAATCTTCATATTTAAGTAATAATATATTGCCCCACAAATAACGACAGTTACTCCTGTTGATATTAAAAAAGTCCGATCAAATAAGCTCATTATTAGTATTAACGTATATATTTTAAATAGTTATTTTACGTAAAACACTTTTAACACACTTTTGGCAAAAGTGTCGCAAAACCTTTATATGCGGACGCACACATAAATTTATATTTCAGGTTTTGCCACACTTTTGCCAAAAGTGTAAATTTCAGGTTTTGCCACACTTTTGACACACTTTTGGCAAAAGTGTCGCAAAACCTTTATATGCGGACGCACACATAAATTTATATTTAATATTTTGCCAAAAGTGTACTTAAATTTAAATTATAGGTTTTGACACACTTTTGCCAAAAGTGTCGCAAAACCTTTATATGCGGACGCACACATAAATTTATATTTAATATTTTGCCAAAAGTGTACTTAAATTTAAATTATAGGTTTTGCCACACTTTTGCCAAAAGTGTATTTGAGTGTCTCCATCGCCTTTTCAATAATTTCTCTCGGATAATCCAAATCACGCAGCACTTTCACACCACCTTTAACGGTAGAAATATGTTTTTTCAATTTATATGTATATTTAAAGTCTTCGCCCAGTTCTTGCACTTCCATGTGCATATTAGTTATACCTGGTTGGTTATCTAAACGTTTACACAACTCCAAATAATGCGTAGTTAAAACGAAATTCACATTGCTATATTTATTCAAATAAGAGAGAAAGGCGTAAGCACTACTGATTGCTTCGTAGTGGTTGGTCCCCGAATATAATTCATCAAACACGCATAAATGATTTTCTAAGCCCTCGTCAGTATTTGCTGTTACGGCCGAAAGGCTCGTCAATATATCTTTACACCGCCGGGCCTCGGCCTGAAATAAACTATCGCGCTCCGACGTATCCGGGATATTAATGTAACAATGTATCTGATCATAAAGAATAAGCTGCGCTTTTTTATAAAACCCCAAACCCGTTTGTTGAGAGAACAAAATATTAAAGATGGTGGTTTTCAGTAAAGTGGTTTTGCCTGCCGCATTTGGCCCCGTAATCAAAATATGTTTATCTAATGTATAAGTGTTTTTCACCGGCTCCATACCATTTTCATTGCCAAGTAAAGTGGGAAAATACGCATCGGTGAATTTGATACGGGTCTTCTTATTCTTCTTCTTCTGAAGAATTTTACAACTATTAAGCTGTTTCTCTCTATAGCGTTGTGCTAAACTGTGTAAATTATCTAAATAACCGTGCAACCCAAAAGAATAGTTCAATGCTTGCTTATACTCAAGTTTATTATACAGTTGATAGAAACATTTCATCACGTGCCCGATTTGTTTAACCTTTCGGAGTGACAACCCGTTGGGGACAATCAAGGAAAATTCCCTGTCCATTTTTTCCAGTACACTTTTCTGCTGTTGCATATCCGCGATAAAGGGTTGATATGTCGGCAAGAGTTCACAACTGGCCATAAAGTCAGTCATCTTGACCAAGGTCTGTTGCACATACTCGCGGATCGTAAATAATTGAGCGTGGATTTTCCGCATATTCTGGTAATATTTCACACACGACGTCACATTTTGGTAGACCTGTAAGATATAAAAGCCAAATGATACCACAATATAAATCACTTTATCCCAACTGGCACTCCCCAGCGTGAATATTTGCCCCAATTGGTGTTGTTTAAAGAGGGTTTTCAGGACCTCAATATATCTGCTAATACTTATGGGTATCCCTTGAAGCTTTAACAGAATAAACGGAAAGATTAAAAAGAAGATGGGGACCGCCAATGAGAGCAGCGGGGATGTCAAATTATACAAACTTAGCAGTTGTAAAAACCCCGAGCTATTATTAAATTCTTTGAAGCGTGTCCATTCCATATAATGGTATTTCTCAACAAACCCTGTTTCAGTGCCAATTTCTTGCCAAATGGCATTGACCGCTTGTTCATCAATAGCCCCCACTCCGTTTACACTTAGACCTTTTATTAATGTCTGACTCTCTTTGAGAAAATCTTTATTCGCCGTATAATATTCCGCCCAGAGCGGCACGGTTTGCTTTCCGTAAAGCGTTGCAGGATTAAAAACCGTTTCATAGAGGGACTTTTCTCCTTTTATACTTGTTAATTCTAAATCTGTTTTAATATGCGGCTGTATCAACTGTTTAGTTGTCAAATATGTAATCGGGAGTTGGAATGCGTGATCAGCAGAAGTTATCATTTATATTGAATTGTATAAAAGTATAGGCAAGATAACTTATTGCAAATGATTTACTATCAAATAATATCAAATAATATCAAATAATATCAAATAATATCAAATAATATCAAATAATATCAAATAATATCAAATAATATCAAATAATATCAAATA